TGCAGCACACTTTCTTTTCTTCTTTCTTTTCCATCACTTCAAATCTTTAATGTTTATTTGGCAGGACGGATGCCATACCTGGATATTCCGGGCAAACATCACATCCCTGGTTTCTATCACTACGTGTCCCTTTGTCTTGGCCCTGCGCAGACGGAGGTCGCTTTGTATGTTACGCTCTACCCAATCGTCCACCACGGCCTCCGCCTCCTGTCCTTTCAGGAGTATCTGGTACAGCTTATTCTCCCATTCCATCATTCAAATAATCCTCCATATTATCGTCCTTCAATGTTTTGGCAGCACCTTCTTCCCATATCACGTAGGGCTCACCGGGCTTTTCCATAAAGCGGCTTTTGCACCAGGCTTTGAAACAGCTTACCATGATTTTCACATCGGCATCATATTCCACCTTGCGGGCGCTTCTACCTGCCGGATGAAGTCCCTCGGCATGGCTGATGAAGATAAACAGTTTCTTGGGATGACGTTCCTTGAACTCCTTGTAGGTTTTGTAGTTCAAGCCGCTGTATTGGAAGCTGTCGATAATCACGATTCCGGGACTGCCTCTGCGCCGTAACCGTTCCTCCAATTGCTCCATCGGTTCCCGGTCAAGGATAATCAGCTTCTTTTTCACTTCACCCATCTTGTGCCGTTTCAGGCTCATCTGGAACGACAAACCGGTACTTTCTTCCAAACTGTCATAAATTACGCGTCCGAAGCTACACAGGTACTTGGCCAGCTGCATCACAAAGCTGCTCTTACCGTTTCCGCTGGCTCCCCAAATAATCCACACGCCGCTCTTGGCCGGGTTGCCTATCGAGGTTTGCCAGTCCCCGGAAAACTCGAACCGGGGAATCTTCATGTTCAGCACCTCACCGGGGCTGTAGGCTCTCTTCAGTTTCACGGCTACCTCCTTTCAATTCTTCAATAAGAGCATCAGCATAGTCCACAGCAAGTCCGGCAACTTGTTTTATAGACATTATACCTGATGAATTGCTTCTTACTACCGGAAGCATGCTTTTGGCAATTTCATATCTGCGCTGTTCCCAGTCTATCTCATTCGCTTTTCTCATCTCGCGATGGATACCGATAACAGCATCCATCGCTTGCATTTCTATCTTGCTTATCATGCCTGCACCCTCCTTAATTTTTCGATTTCGGTATAAACGCGCCTCAAGCCGCCTCCGGTGCTGTGAACAATCTTGGCTATATCAGCCCCGTCCGGGGCATTGATTTTGGCCACGATGGCAGCCTGTGCCTTCAGGAATTTTTCTCGTTCCTGTGCATCATCCGGGGTCACCTTGCTGTACGAATCTCCGTAACGGCTCAACATTTCGGTATAGCCTACCTTCTTTCCTTCGATGGCGCGGTTGATTTTTTCCTTCAGCCCGTCGGCACCCATCATATACCAGGCACAGCAGCGTTCGGTGGCATTCCACAGGGCCTTCAGTTCCAAAAAGGCTTCATACTGCAGGTCGCCGGCTTCGTCCAGAATAACCAGGGGCGTATCAATCGTGCGCAGGTAGGCTACCAAGTCTTCATACACGTCGCTGTAGCGTCCGTTGCTGGTCACACCGAATTCCTTGGCAATGTAGCGTATCAGCTTCAACTTGGTCTTTACCTGGCTGCAGTCCACATATACGGCGTGCTTGTGCTGCTTTACATAAGCTTTGGCCGTAAAAGTCTTGCCGATATTGGGCATATCGCACAGGATGGCGCTCAGACCGCTGCCCTGGCACACTTCCAGCTGCTTGCTCACAAACACGTAGGTCGGGGTCTGGGCTGCCAGCCAGGGCATTTCCGTGCGCAGTTGCACGCCCAGTCTTCGGGCTATGCCTACCCAGTTGGCATCACTGACCTGCTTTTCATAATTGCCCCGCTTGATGGTATTGTACACACTTGGGGCTATGCCCAGTGCCGTAGCATGGCGGTTGTCACTGGGATAATTTTCACGGTCGGCAGCTATCGCTGCCACAATACGTTGCTTTACTTCATTTGTTATTTCCATTTGAATGCTGTTTTAAATTCGTTCTAACGTCGTTAATTATATCTTGGCTACTGCATCATGCTCGAAAGCACTGATGTCCATATAGGCTGAGTAATCTTCTTCCTCAGTTTGGGTAGGAAGGGGAACGGCTTCAGCCTGTACCTCTGTTATCAGTTTCGCTTCCTCTTTGGCAAGGATGCCCACACGCTTGATCTTTCCGTCCTTCATCATCTTGTCGAATTGAGCTACATACTTGGACTGTTCGGTATAGGCTGCCTTGTCGTACTCGGTCTGCTCGGCTGTATTCTCATTGTAACGGGCTACGGGCTTGCATGTGGCGATATATCGTCCGTTCTGGTAGATATATACCTCGTTGATGGTTCCGTCGGCATCGGGCAGATAATAGGCATCTACCTTGTAGTTCCTCGGCTCCAGCTTTTCGATGATTTCCGGGCTGGGCAGTCCGTATTGGTTGTACATCACCGTGCAGTAGGTGTTCTGCCGGATGGTTGTTTCGGTATGCTGTCCGATGAACCGGTAAAGAACGGCCTTGTCCCAAGGGGCAAGGTTCGGGTTCTGATGGGCGCAAAGCACATCCCAACGGCTCATGCCCGGATAGCGCTTTTGGTTGGGGTGAGGCTGTGCGTTGAAGGTCTCAATGGCGCGTATATCATCGGCTACCAGTTCTTCATAACTATAGGTCTTCACCTTGTAGGTGTTGTTCTTTTCGTCAT